CGAGACATGAATTGCATGGAACGTCTGGATGGTTGAGGTTGTAGAAGATAGAGAATTACTAGCTCGCGCAGTAGCCAAGGCAGAGTTCCCGGTAAAACTTGCGTGTCTCTTTGAGCCCAAGCGGTACAAGGTTCTCTACGGGGGCCGAGGGGGAGCAAAGTCTTGGGGAGTAGCCAGAGCCCTGCTGATCAAGGGAGCCAAAGACCCCCTCCGAATTCTCTGCGCCCGTGAGTTTCAAGTCTCGATCAAGGACTCAGTCCACAAGCTCCTAGCCGACCAGATTGAGCAACTAGGGCTGGCTGAGTTCTACGAGGTGACCAACACCTCGATCAAGGGCAAGAACGGAACCGAGTTCTTCTTTGCGGGGCTTAAGAACAACATCATGTCCATCAAGTCCTTTGAGGGCGTAGACATCTGCTGGTGCGAGGAAGCCCAGACCATCTCCAAGACTAGCTGGAACGTCCTGATCCCAACCATCCGTAGGGACAACTCAGAGATATGGGTCACCTTTAACCCGGAGCTAGAGACTGACGAAACCTACCAGCGTTTTGTCATAAGCCCCCCTGAGAACGCGATAGTCCAAAAGATTACATGGCGCGATAACCCGTGGTTCCCCCAAACCCTGCGGGAGGAAAAAGAGAACCTTGAGATCCACGACCACAACGCCTACCTCAACGTCTGGGAGGGCTTATGTCGTAGGACGGTCGATGGGGCGGTCTTTGCCCAAGAGATGAACATGGCAGAGATGGACGGTCGGATCACCAAAGTTCCATATGACGCTATCAAGCCCGTCCACGCGGTATTTGACTTGGGCTGGGCAGACAACACGGCTATCTGGTTTATACAGTTCATAGGGTTTGAGATCCGGTTGATCCGCTACTTGGAGGACAACCAAAAGACCATGAGCTACTACTTGGCCCAGTTGCAGTCCTTGGGCTACGTTTACGACACCATCTGGTTACCCCATGACGCTGAGAACACAACCTTGGCGGCTGCCGGTCGGTCAATTGCGGACATAGTCAGGGGAGCGAATTACAAGGTTCAGATCCTACCCAGAGTTCCGGTCACGGACTCAATCAACGCGGCCCGCACGATTTTCCAGAAGTGCTACTTTGATAAAGAAAATTGCTATCAGGGGCTACAATGTCTGAGGCACTATCGGTATGATGTTGATCCAGATACGAAACAGTTCTCGAAATCGCCTCTGCACGACATCTATTCGCATGGTGCGGATGCGTTTCGGTACATTGGATTGGTGGTAAACGAACCCCGGAAGGCAGGGCCAAAGAAGCCGGTCTACCAAATTCCGGGCTCATGGATGGGCTAAAACATGGCAAAAGTAGACGTTCCGAGTGCTATCCCTGCGGATTCCCGCATACAGGAAGCCATAGACTTTCTCAAATTCTCTAACGAGGCTGACACCGAAAACCGGCAAAAGGGTCTCGATGACCTGAAGTTTTCCTCTGGTGACCAATGGCCCATCGAGGTTCAGAACTCCAGACACCTTGAAGCCAGACCGTGTCTTACCATCAATAAGTTAGACGCTTACGTCAGACAGATAGTCAACCAGATGCGTCAGTCCCGCCCCCGGATGCGGGCTCACTCCATGAACTCCGAGGCCAACGCAAAGGTTGCGGATGTCATCACCGGGATATTTAAGCATATAGAAGTCAACTCAGACGCGGACACGGCCTACGATACGGCTGGTGAGTACGCGGTGCGGATTGGCTGGGGCTACTGGCGGGTCATTACTGACTACGTTCGCGAGGATTCCTTTGATCAGGAAATCTACATCCGTCCCATCGACAACCCGTTCTCGGTCTACTTTGACCCCAACTCCATCCAACCTGACGGTTCAGACGCTGAGAAGGTCTTGATTACTACCTTGATGTCCAAGGATGACTTTAAGATCCAGTACCCCGGAGCAGATGACGGCGGTGACTTTAACCAGCGCGGAACGGGTGACTTTGACCCAGACTGGGTACAAAAAGAGGACATCCGCGTAGCTGAATACTTCTACGTTGAGCGCAAAAAGACCAAGTTACTGCTCCTGTCTGACGGGACAAAGGTTTACAAGGACGAGGCTCCGAGCCCTGAGATCCTAGCTGCGGCAGGGATTATGGTAGTGGGCGAGCGCGAGACCATGCGTAAGCAGATCAAGTGGTGCAAGCTCACAGGACTTGAGATCCTTGAGGAGCGCGATTGGTCAGGGCGTTACATCCCGGTGGTTCCGGTCTACGGCCAGCAGCTCACGGTTGAGGACAAGCGTAAGAAGTACGGCTTGGTGCGGAACGCCAAAGACGCACAGCGTATGTACAACTACTGGCAGACCAGCTTGACCGAAAGTATCGCTTTGGCTCCCAAGGCTAAGTGGCTCTTGGCTGAAGGTCAGGACGAAGGCCATGAGAACGAGTGGGCGCAAGCTAACATCAAGTCCATGCCGGTCTTGCGCTACAAGCAGACAGACATCAACGGTCAACAGGCTCCAGCTCCCCAGCGTCTCCAACCCGAACCACCGCCCGCCGGGGTTATTGCGGCTGCGATGTCCATCGATAAGGACTTACAGTCAGTAGTCGGTATCTTTGATCCGTCCCAGTTGCCCCAAGGCAATATGTCTGGCAAGGCGATACGCGGTCAGCAAGTCCAACAGGACATGACCAACTTCCACTACTACGACAACCTAGTGCGGTCGATGAAGCACACGGGTCGGATCATCCTTGACCTGATCCCTAAGATTTACGACCGGGAGCGAGTTCTGCGGATCATTGGTTACGATGGAAAACCTGAGATGGTCACCCTGAACCAACGGACTCAGGACGAGATGGGCGTGGAAAAGGTTCTTAATGACGTAACCGTGGGTGAGTACGATGTCTACATGGACACCGGCCCCGGCTACCAGAGCAAGCGTCAGGAGGCTGTTGAGGCCATGATGCCCATGATCTCTACCAATCAGGAACTCTTTAACCTTGCGGGTGATTTGGTGTTCCGCAACATGGACTTTCCGGGGGCTGAGGTCATTGCAGACCGTCTGGCGGCTAACAACCCGCTGGCCCAGATTGACGAGAAGTCCGAGATCCCGCCCCAGATTCAGATGCAGCTTATGCAAGCCCAAAAGCAGATTGCCGATATGCAACAGATGATTGCGGCTATGGAGCTTGAGAAGCAGTACCGAAGTGACGTTGAGATGCTGAAACAAGAGGGCGAGACCAAGCGCAAGCTTATGGATGTCACCTCGAGGGCGTATAACACCGACACCATCAACGAGGCCAAGGTCAACCAGCAGATCCTCAACTCTCAGGCCAACCAGAATAAGGCCGAGCTCGATGCGGTGACCAAGATGCTCTTAAAGCGAATGGACATTGGCGAGCTACGTCAGGTCATAGCCGAGAAGGATGCGGAACAGGCTCAAGTAGCCGCGTTTGCGGAAGCTGAAGTCAATCAATCATCGAACCCGTTTCTACAACAGGAGCAACAAATAGCAAATAGTTGACAACTATTGGGAAACAGTTTGTAATACGAATTACCTACCAATGGGTTCATTGGGTTTATTCTTGGAGTAATCCATGTCTGAAGCAGCACAAGAGGCCCGGAAACAGGCTTCAACAGTTGTAACGAGTGAGAATTTAGCTGAGTTTTCGTTAGCAAAATTAGGTTTAGCGTCAGATGGAACTCCCATTGAGGCCGCACCAGCGGAGCCGGTGGTTGAGACCGAGGCGAGTGAACCAAGCGAAACCGAGGCTGCGACAGGTGAAAAGAAGCAAAACCCAAAACTTGAGAAGCGGTTTTCAGAACTGACTAAGCAGCGTGAAGCGGCCCGCCAAGAAGCGGAACGTGAGCGCCAAGCCCGTCAAGAACTGGAGAATCGGATCAAGGAGCTGGAGACTAAGGCTAACCCTGCGAAAGCAGCACCGGCAGATCCAGACCCTAAACCCGATCCAAGCCAGTTTAATGATGCGCTGGAATATGCTGAAGCTCTGGCTGAGTGGACTACTGACAAGCGGTTGCGGGAGCGTGATGAACAAGAGATGTCTCGCAAGGCGCAAGAAGAACAGAGCCGTAAACAGGTCGAGTTCCAAAAGCGCGTAGAAAGTGCGAAGGCAAATCTGCCGGACTATGAGGACACAATCGCGGCTGCTGGGGACATACCAGTTAGCGCACCGGTTGGGGAATCGATTGTCGATAGTGAGTTTGGGCCTGAAATCCTTTACTACCTAGCCGACAACCCGGACTACGCACGTTCCCTTGCGGAGAAGTCATTGACCGCGCAATTGCGTGAGATTGGGAAGTTGGAGGCAAAGTTTGAGAAAACCGCGACTCCTAGCAAAAAGGAACCTGTGGCTAAGAAATCGAACGCCCCTGCGCCGATT